AACGCGTTGAGTGGAAGAGCGTTACCTTTTAGTGACCTCGACAGGATTCAAACCTGTAACCTTCTGAGCCGTAATCGGTAAGGATAAAATTTCTTGTTTTGTAACCTCTTTAAAATCAATATTTTAAAATAAATATTTTTAGGGAAATCTTAGTATACCCTCTTTTCTACCTTGTCGGCAATAAATGGTATATATATTTGGTTTATAGTTATTTACAAGGTTTTTCAAAATTTAATTACCTTGCTTTTTTGTGTTTCTCAGGATTTAGTCAGATGGTCTTATCCGAGCTTGTTTGCTTGGTTATTTTTTGTAACTTTGTGCTTTAAAAAGTAGCTTATGAGTTATAAATCAAAATCAGAGGAAGTGTTAGAAATTGCCTTTTCTACGCTTATATTTAGTATATCCTTTTTATGCCTTGTTCTGTCTGTATTGGCTATTATTAGTTTTTTTGAAAAGCACTAAAAAGAGATTGATGTTTCCTTTCTATTGTCTTTAGAATAATCATCCTCCCACAATTTAATACGCTATCCGCTCCACGATCGCAGTGGCTACTACTTGATAAAACTCTACTATATAATCTTCAGGCACTGTCTCTGTTTGATAAGGAGGGTCGTTATATTCAGGTAATGGAGCGGGAACAAGCTCGATAAATCCTTTTTCTTTTGCTCTCCTTACCAATTTAACAGTACGTAGGTTATTCTGCATAACAACTGCATATACTTCATTGGTAGGAAAGTAGGTTTGCCAATCATTTACTTTTCTTAATCCTATGATAGAACCGCTTTTGATACGTTGCGATATAGAGTTTCCGATGAGGTTACAAGCTAATTCTGCACGCTTGAAATCAGGAATAGTGATGAAGAAAGATGGCTTATGCTGAGTGAATAACTCCTCAGAACTCCAACCTCCCGCAAAATCTACATCATAGTAAGGCACAAGGACATCTTTAGACATCTCATTAGTGATGAGTATAGGGATTTCTGTACGTTCTCTTTCTTCATCTTCATCTCTGTTTTCGTATTCCAACTCTACCCTCTCAAAGAACCCTTCTAATATACGCCTTACCTTCTTAGGCATTTCCTTTTCTCCACTATCGTATAAGCTGAGGTCTTTCACGGATATTTGAGTATGTTCGTGTATGTCTTGCAGAGATAAGCCGTATTTGTTGCGCTCTGTTCTTAGGTAGCTTTCCTCTTCCTCCTCTGGTACAACTTCTTCTATTTGTGGGATGATCATAGAGCCTTTACCAGTAAGGAGCCAGTCCTTGCTGATTTCAGGAAAGGCAGCAACAATTTTATCAGCCAATCCTTCTGTTAAATACTTATCTTCCCCCTTTGTAGCAGATGATAGATTATTCCTCGAGAACTCTATTTTTTCAGCAATTGCTGTTTGTGTCTTATATTTAGTCTTGTACTGAATATAACTAATAACTTCATTCAGCCGATTAACATCAATTTTTTTTATACTACTTTTTGTCGTATCTAAATTATTTTTCATACCTTTGTGCTTTAATTTTAAATTTATTCGTTATCATGAAATTATCTGAAAAAGCTCTATTTGAACTTCGTGTTTGGTTGGCAGAAAATGCTAAAAGAAGCGGAGATGCTCAATATGTCTATAATGAAATAAAAAATTGGAATATAGATGATATAAACATCTACAAAAGGCTTGTGTTAGGCGTTACTTCTATGGGAGAACAATACAAAATTACCGATACAGAACACGAAAATATAATAAAGAAAATGAATTTCATCAAGAATGGGGATAAGGTAAGTCTAAAAGACTAACTTTTTATCCGAAATTCTTTTATCAATTCTGTTAGTTTGGATATAAATCCCTCTATATTTTTAGTGCTTATATTCTCACCTTCCTTACTTTGTTTTGTATCAGGAGGGCTATATATATTATCTAATGCCTTAAGCAGCATAATCTGTTGTGAGTCTCGCTTATCCACTTCGCCGCTGTCGGTAGCCTTTAATAATTTTGAATGCTCCCGCATAGTCATAGCTATTGCTGATTTAAAAGCGTATTCCTCTTGTAATTTGCGTTCTTTTGAATACATTCTAATAAGCCACCATACCAAAAACCAAGCGGGGGAAGTTCTCAGTACATTGATAACAAAATGTATCCAATCAGAATTATTAATATCAAACCCATAAAACATTCTACGCACCAATTCAGTAGTAGCTATTAAGGAAGCTATTGCTAACACCCCAAAAGTAATTACATTCTTCTGTATTTGATTTTTCCTCTCTCTAAAATGAGTCCCTAATGAGCCATCAGCAGCTGCTCCTATTAGATTTTCAACCTCTTGCTTTTGAGATAATATCTTCTTTTGTAAATCATCAGCTTCTTTGATTAATTCTAAAGATCGTTCGTTTTGAGTAATCACATCATTAAACCGCTTCTTGTAATCCTCTATATTTTCTGTTATTTTTTGTTCTAAGGTGGTAATATTTGTTTTTAAAGTCTCTATCGTGTTTTTGTTAGCTTCCGATGATGATAAATAGGAACGAATAGATGTATCATATTCATTAGCATTTTTAGCTTTATCCTTTATTGTATCATAAAATTCAGTTGTTTGTATTATCTTATAATCCAATTCATTCTTTGATTTAGAATATTCTTCTATCAAATGAATTAACTTGTTATTTTCCTGCTCTAATTCTTTTTGAATGAGTTCTATTTCTCCCGCAAGATTTTCTATATTTTCCTGTGATATTTTAGGTTTGTAAGTGATGTTTCTTTCCCAGTTCCCAAACTGAATGCAATATTCAAAAATATATCTTACACCATTGAAAATGCCTTGATTGTTTTTATTTGATATATAACTTACTAAATCCCTTAATACTCCTATTATATTATTTCCAGAGCCATTCGGAAAATATGAAGTAGGCAACATTAGCACCATATTAGATTGTATTAATGCTTTAAAACGATTAATAACACTTTTGTATATCTTCTTAAATTCCAAAGAATTATAATCACCAAACATCACATTTTCTAATGGAGTATCAGGAAAATTATCTATAATATATTGGTCTATATCAAAATCTTCTATTTGCCCTATATAAAGCTTTATATTGTTCAATTCTTGAACATTCATCACTATATTTATTTAAAAATCAATCAATTAAAAACTTTAACATTATTTAATACGAAAAAAAGTCGTATAAATTTTTTATTACGACAAAAAGTCGTATCTTTGCACTCGTAAAACGCTACATAAATATAAAGCATTTTATAAGCGCAAATGTAACAATAAAAAATTAAATAACAATGAATAAAACGAAAAAAAATAGCATTACAGGTAAGCTATCTGAGGCTGTTGCAAAAGAGATTATAGAGAACAACCAATTGAGCCTTCAAATAGCGTTGGTGTTGGAAAAGACACAAGTTGCCATCAAAGACGCTGCAAGGCGCAGAAGTGACAGGCTACTACATATGAGTTTATTACCCTTATATGAAAGTTATGGGTATTCAAAAGAAGATCTTGAAAAAAAATAATTATGAATAATACCGAGCTAAAGAGACACCTTAAAAGAAAATTAGAGCGTGTAACAATGCTCAAATTATCCTTAGAGGGTACTGTTAGAGAATTGGCAAGCGAGATTATTAGCCTTAACGAAGAACTTGCCCTTGTGGAAGGGGGCAAGTCTTCAAAAAAGAAAACCACAACACCTGATATATCGAAGTATACGACAAAATTTTACGCTGAGTTTGAGAAAGCAAGGCAAAACAGCGAAGTATAAAAAAAGCCCCGCCGGCATGCGAGGCATAATAATAACAAATAAAATTTTTAAACATGGCAAAATTACTACAAAAATTATTTTCTCGCAAGAGAAACGAGAAAAAAGTTCAAGACCAACAACTACAAGTGATTAACGGCTACTTATGCTACAACAAGCGCCGTTACAGCGAGCTAAACTACGAGCAGAAAGAGCAGTATAACGACTGCTTTATCTCCCAAGCTGATAAATTGGCTTTTCTACAACTCCTTAAAAGAACTCAATTAAGATACGTATAACTATGAGAACAATGACAAATACCGAGTTTGAGCGAGTACTCACTGAAGAACGCAAGCAACGCTATTATTATAGCGACTTGTTGGACTTGAGAGAAGATAGTCACAGGTCTTTCAGTTGTGAGTTTATTACCGAAGACGATTATCCTGATGATTGGTATTGCGCAATCTATTACGATGTAACCACCCGTTTCGAGGGTAACAAGAGCTGCCATAGTGTAGAGATACAGCATATTTATATCAACTTCCAAGAGGTTAAGGTTACTGAAAAACAAGAAAGGGTATTAACAACAGTACTCACCAACCGAGCTAATGAAGAATTTCAGTTTGAAGATACTGAGGGGCTGTACCCAGATTATGCAACTTCTAAAACATGGTAACAATGAAAACAACAGTAGAAAAAGGCAAATGCTATGAAATAGGTGATTGGCTCGTACAAATTGACAGAATAGACGAGCGCTATATATGGGGCTTTGGTGCTGATAGTGATAGGGTGATAGGATTTATTTCACTTCCTATTGATAGCAAAGTAACTCGTGAAGTACCCATTAATGACTATATCAATTATATAGATGTGACAAGGCAGAATATAGCAGCTGAGTTCAGGTATAGATTAAGCCAATATGAAGAATAAATAACAAGTAAAATTATATAAAAATGAATGAGAACATAATCACCGTACAACAATTGCCCGTGATCGTCTATGAGCGATTGGAAAGCGTGGGGCAAGAGATTGACAAGCGTATCGAAGCGCTTGACTTGGACAAACAACTCGTAACAGAGGACACTAAGAAAGCTGTTAAGGACACGAGGGCTATGCTCAATAAAGAGTTGAAAGAATTTGAAGAGCAGCGCAAACGTATCAAAGAGCAAGTAGCAACGCCTTACATGGCTTTTGAGAAAGCGTACAACTCCTTTATCAAAGAAAAGTACGAGAAAGCCGATGGTATTCTTAAGGTGAAAATTGATGAGTTCGATAGGCGATTAAAGGCAGACAAAGAAGCACGTATCAGGGCTTATTTTACAGAGTTATGCCAAGCGAATAACATTGACTTCCTCCCTTTTGAAAGACTCTGCTTGAACATAAGATTAAATGATAGTGACAAGAGTTTGAAAGACATTGTAAATACCAATATTGACAACGTGGTTAAGAGTCTTGAATTTATTGAAAGCCTTAACGACCCTGACGAATATAAGGCGGAGATCCTCGCTGATTACAAGCAAACCCTTGATGTAACTACTGCTATACGTAACGCTCAATATCGCAAACAGCAAAGAGAAGCCGAGTTACAGAGACTTGAAGCGCAAAAAGCAGCAGCCGAGCAAGCAAGGTTAGCAGCCGAGGCAAGGGCAAAAGAAGCGGCACCACTACAAGCCCCTGAAGAAGTACCAGCTCCAGCAATTCAAGAAGCACCTGTACCACCTCAAGAAGTACCAGCTCCAGCACCTCAAGAAGTAATACCTGATTTGATAGTAACCAGTTTCACTGTACAAGGTACGATGGAGCAACTCAAAGCCTTGAAAGCATATATCCTTAGTAATAACATTAAAATCATAGAAGAATGAGTACAACAGTAACCACCACAGACAAGAAACTAACATTAGGAAACTTCCTCAATCAAGCTAACACAGCCGACTTTTTGACTAAAACATTAGGGGCAAGAAAATCAGAGTTTGTATCTAACCTCTTAGCCCTTTCAGATAGTAACAAAGAGCTGTTACAATGCGATAACACCGAGCTTATGAAGTGTGCCTTGAATGCCACTGCTCTAAACCTACCACTTAACAAGAACTTAGGTTATGCGTATGTTATCGCTTACAAGGATTGGAAGACCCAAGAAGTACACCCACAATTTCAAATGGGATATAAGGGCTTTATTCAGTTGGCTATCCGAAGCGGTCAATACAGAACCATTAACACCTGTGAGGTGCGAGAAGGTGAGATTAAGCGTAATAAATTCACTGGACACACTGAATTTTTGGGTGAAAATCCAGAAGGCAAAGTCATAGGCTATTTGGCTTATATAGAGCTACAAAATGGCTTTCAACAATCATTATATATGAGCCTTGAGCAAGTGCAAGAGCATGTAAGCAAGTACTCTCAAAGTGGAATGGATAAAAAGACGGGTGAGCTTAGGGGTGTATGGAGAAATGAGTTTGATGCCATGGCAAAGAAAACAGTACTCAAGCTCCTACTTAATCGCTACGGGGTGTTATCTGTGGAAATGCAAAATGCCATAGAGAAAGACCAAGCAGACAGCGAGGGGCGTTATATAGATAATCCGAAAACAGGTAGGTATGTACAAGATGCTGTTATCATCGAGCAAAGCGAGCCTACCGATATAGTTGCTCAAGAAGAGCCAGTAGCTCCCGCCCCTGCCCCTACAGAAAGTCCTAAGCAAGTAGATTTTAAAACCTTGTAAGCATGAGAACAAGTTATTTTACCCTTGGACAATCGCACATGTACCGATTGAATGGTCAATCATTAGATTGCAATTGCGTGATTAAGATAACAGCCGAAAATCCAAGAGAATTAATGGTTGAGCATTTTGGCTTAGAGTGGGCTTTTGAATACGATGAATGCCCTGAAATGAGATACTTCCCACGAGGGGTATATAACCTAACTGATAACAAATGGGAATAGCAAAAGTCATTAGTTCAGGTAGCGAGGGTAACGCCGTGATATACAACAATGCAATAATGGTAGATTGCGGCGTTACACTCAAATCCTTAGAAGCAGTAAAACGTTCCTTAAAAATAGTACTCCTAACTCACAAGCACAGCGATCACCTAAAAATACGCACTTTGCAGCGGTTACAAGCTGAGCGACCAACCTTGCGAGTGGCTTGTGGTGATTTCCTCTTAGAAGAATTACCATGTATCAAGAATATAGATGTGTTGCAAGTGGGTAAGATATACGATTATGGAGCGTTCAAGGTATCACCCGTAAAACTATATCACGACGTGCCAAATTTCGGTTGGCGGATCTTCCTCAATAGTGGGCAAAAAATATTCCACGCTACTGATACAGCACACTTGGAGGGTATCAGTGCCAAAGGTTACGACCTCTATGCTATTGAGCATAACTATTGCGAAGAGTACATACAGCAAGCAATAGAAGAAGCACAAGCCAACGGAGAATATACCCACGCTTACGGCAATATCAATACACACCTTAGCATACAACAAGCAAGGGCGTTTATTGAGGCAAACAGAAAGGAAAGCAGCGAGGTATTAGAACTGCATAAAAGTAGAAGTTTTTATAAGTAAAATTTAAAAGACATGGAAAAACACATATTTTGCAAAGTATATGAGTATGAAGATAGACAAATACTCGTTCAGAAAGAATACAATGGAGATAATGAGACATACTCCACAAAAATAACTACATCTAATGGAAATTTATTGCTATCCTTAGATTATTTGTTTGCTACTGAAGAAGACTCTAACAAATACTTTGACGCTTTGACAAAAGACAAAGTATTAGAAATCTTCAAGAAAATGAGAATTATAAAGTAATAACTATGGAAATACAAGGAAGAATAAAGCAAATATTCCCCTCTCAGATGATAGGACAAAACGGATTTGAGAAGCGGGATTTGGTGATAGTAACAGAGGAAAATTACCCTCAAACAATCATCATTCAATTTACCCAGCAGCGTTGCGACTTACTCAATAATCTACAAGTGGGGCAAAATGTAAAAGTATATATCAATATACGAGGGAGAGAATGGACAAACCCACAAGGAGAGACCAAGTACTTTAACACGATTGAGGGTTGGAAAATTGAGGTGATACAGACTACTAATGTAGCCAATCAGCAGCCAGTACAGCAGGCACCACAGCAGCCAGTATCACAAACAGCGCCTGCACCTCCTTCACAGAGAGCACCACAGCAGGTTCAACAGCCGCAAATCTTTGATAACAACGGAAGAGAGCCAAACCCTGCGATATTTGATAATCAAGAAGATGATGGTTTGCCTTTTTAGTAACTAAAAATAAAGAAATATGAAAACAGCAGAAGAAAGAGAAAAAGAAATAATGGAAATCAATTGTGATTTACACGACTTTTTAAAAGAAAAAGGATTAAATGGTTTTGATTGTATGCGTGTAAAAAGGTCTCTATCAAGATTGCGAGAATTAGACCGAGAAAGAAATATTTATTATAATGATAAATGGAAAGGTTATGAAGGGTATTCCATTTCGGGTAAGAATAACGTATTTGAGACTTACGAAGAAGCGCAGTTAGTTGAGCTTCTTGAAAGAATGTTTTTACCTGAAGAAATGGAGAAGGAACAGGTAAGTCAAAAAGTATTTGAGTTAGTTTCTATAATCTATAAACTCACAGATTATAAATCTAAATATTTTGAATTTAAATTAAAAGAAAATGAAAACAGTATTTAAAGTAGGAATGAAGGTTTATGATTCAGTCTTATTTCCTAAATCAGAAGGTAAAGTAGTTAATATAGAAAAACATATTGATTGTGAAAGAGTTATTGTTCAATTTGATTGTTTAGACTATGAACTTTCGTATACAGGAAGAGGGTTATTAACTTCTGCTCATAGTGAAGCTACACCTACACTTTCAACTTCTCCATATACTTTTCAAGGCTTTGAACAAAAAGCACCAGCAAGAACTTATGAGGAAGCTGTTGAATGGTTAGAATCAACTGAAGGTTCAGATATAATGAAAGATAGTGTTTTCTTAACTAAAGGAAACTATTATACAAATCTTAATAAGTGTACAGAAGCCCTTAAAAAGTTAATAATCCTTAGAGACTATTACAATGAGGGTTGGCAGCCTGATTGGAGTAAGAAAAATAGAATGCATTTCTGTATAAGAGTTAGAAACAATAAAATATCTATTGATAGTAATTCAGATATAAACGAATTTAACACTGTATTGGTTTTTAGAGATTATACAATCAGAGACAGATTCCTCGAAGAACAAAAAGAACTCTTAGAAATCGCAAAACCTTTATTATGACAAAAGCAATGATCGTTCTGATGTTAGCCCTTAATCTCATTTGCTTAATAATTCTAAGGGACTATACCAAAGCCACCCATGCCATGGTATCAGCTATATTCCTCTATCTATTACTAAAAGACAATGAAGATGATGACGATTACCCATTAAATATGGCATAACGCCCGTAATATTAGGTAATTAGTAATATAAAAAGCAAGTATCAATCGGGATAGTAGCAGGTTCGAGTCCTGCCTTGCTTTCAAAATTAAAGACAAACTATGATTTTCAACGCAAGTAATGAGTTTGATATACAACGGGCAAAGGAGCGGTTAGGTTACCTTATTGACAAGAAAAAGACCTTTGAAATCACTGAAAAGAAGCCTAAACGAACCTACTCCCAGAACAATTACATTCATCTCCTTTTTTCGTGGTTTGCATTGGAATATGGAGAGACCTCCGAATATGTGAAGCAAGAGATATTTAAGAAGTTAGTTAATCCGCAAATATTCCTAACTGAATATGTGAATTACAAAACGGGAGAGGTAAGGGCTGCGTGGAGAAGCACGGCAGATTTAAATACAAAGGAAATGACAACCGCTATTGATAATTTCAGAGACTATGCCAGTAAGGAAGCGGGTATATACCTGCCAACCCCTGATGATTTAACCTTTCTCAATGAAATAGAAAGACAAGTGAATAATTTACAAGGGAGGTATTATTAAGCAATTTTCACCCCTCGTTAAGCAAGGCAAAAAATCATTTCTAACTATCTAAAAACCAACGCAAAAAAAGAAAATAAGCAAGTTTTAAAAGAAAATAAGTAATGAAAGAAACCGTTAATCGTTTTGAGGAGGAGATCATCACAACCTCCAACCTATCTGAGATGAAGGATAAGTACTTAGCTGAGACACTCTACCGAAAATGGCCTGAGAACTTCATAGATGAAAGCACTGGTGAGGTTGTTAATATAGAACGCAAAGAGATAATCTTTGAACGTGGTACATTCTTAGACCATCACAGCTTAGAGGAGATTAATTTTTTCCTACAAAGTGGAGATATTACCGAGGTAAAAGTCAGCACCATACAAAGACAAGCAACCTTAGTGAATGGAAGCGCCGCTACTTGGGTAGCTGTGGCAAAGGTAATGGGAAAAAAACAAACCTTCTTCCTATATGCTAATAGTGTAGAGGTAGCTATGCAGATACTTACAGACTACATAGAACAACATTACCAAGGATATTTTGAAGTGTTATCGCTTAAGGAACAAGAATATTTGTACATAGTAACCTTAACCAAGGATAATGGAGAAGATGAAAAGGTCAATTGTTATATTA